ATATCCTTTATAATGTTTGTTGTAATGGATATCCATAGTTTCAGGGTCAACAAATTTGTTCAATGCTGAATATGAATAAGGTAATTTCTCAATACCAATTTTTTTCATTTCCATTAAGAAATCTTCACGGATGTTTTGTTTTTCGGCTAATATAAGTTGTTCAGTTAGTAGATTAATTTTTTTACCAATACCAACTAAACCTTCATACATTATTTTTTCATATTCGGGAAAATCTCTTTCAAATTTTTTAATAATAGATCCTGCTTCGGCATTTGCTTCGTCTTCATTTGGACCTCCAATATCGGGACCTCTTTCCATACCTTTAGTTGATCTTTGCCATTCGTGTACCCATTCGTGAGCCAATGTTCTACAAACATCTCTATTAATTCTACCTTTAGTTAAAATTTTAAGTTCTGAATTTACATTTCTACTTCCTGTGGACATACCCTCAGTTTTTTCACCTAAAAATAAAACAGTAACATCATTTTTAACAGGATATTTTTTTTGTAGATATTTTATAAAATCATTAACCAATTCTTTGTCCTTTTTGGACATATCACATTTTATATGTTTAATTGTTACTTTCATTAACCATAAATATCTTATAAAACAAAAAACCCACCTATTGGTGGGTTTATAATTTTATTTTCCTTCTTCAGGGGTTTCTTCACCCTCTTCTTCTGAAGGTGGTTCCTCAATATTAAGTGGTTCAATAAATAAACCTAAATTTTGTGCCTTTGTTTCTAAACAAGTAAGTAAAGGGGATAATTCATTCGATCTATTCATTTTCATAATTGCCATATTTATTTCTTTCCTACAATTAATAAAATCTTCCTTATTTGTAACCGACATACAACTTTGTGGAATTTGTTCAATAGTTAAACCAAAACTATCAAAACATTCCATAAAATCATCTATGTTTTCAGTTATTAAACCTTTTTGTTTAAGGTATCTTTGCTCCGCAAGTAAATTTACTTGTTGAGTTCTTCTAATTTTTGTTTGACTTCTACTATTATTCATTATCTTCTTTTTCTTGATTCATTAGTGTTCATAACCGGAGTTGATGAACCAACTTTTTCTAAAACACAATTCATAAACTCTATACCATCTTGTGGAGTTTTATCTAATTTAGATAATTCTGTTCCACAAGCCATAACTTTCATAAAATCAGTGGGTATTTTTTTAGATGTGATAACAGACATACCTAATTCCAAACAAGTTGGTATTTTTGTTAGATCTGATAGTGTTAAAACTTCAGTTGCACAACCCATAATTTCTGTTGGAATATCGTTTTGATTTTCTTTAATAACTCTTTTTATTAATTTAGCCAAATCAGATTCGGTTAATCTTATCACTTTTTTCATATTTAATGGTTTCCAAATAAATATCACATAAAATTAAAAACTATCTTCTTTTATTAATTAAAGACAATATTTCTTCCACAACATCACCACTGTTTTCGGGTTGTTCATCCCCCATTACAGTTCTGATAATTTCTTTTTTATGATTTAAGATATCGTAAATGGCACCCTCTATTGTATTTTCATATAATGGGTAATATACAAGAACATTTGATTTTTGACCATAACGATACGCCCTATCTTCCGCCTGAGCGTGTTCGGCGGGAACAAATGATAAGTCATTCATTATTACAACCTCAGCAGCAGTTAATGTTAAACCAACACCAGCCGCCTTTAAATTACCAACGAAAACTTTTATTTTTTCATTTTCTTGAAACTCATCTACTGCGTGTTGACGATGAGGTTTAGTACAACTACCATCAAGATAAACTGCCTGTTTTCCGAAGTGTTGATAAATTGTTTGTAATGTATCGGTAAAGTTTGTAAATATAATAACCTTCTTACCTTGTTCAATAATGTTTTCGGCAAACTCAATCGTTTGTTTTGTTTTCTCGTTAGCAATAACTTTTCTAACTTTCATTAGTTTTGAAAATTGAACCGTTAAAGATGATGACTCATCTTTCTTATTATCAAACCAATCATAATATTCCCCCATCAATTCTTCATACTCTTTTGATTTCAAACGAAGATATACAGGAGAAATAATTTTATCAGGAAGATCTAACACATCTTCTTTCAATCTACGAAGAATTTGTTTTGAGGTTCTATCTCTTAATTCTTCCAAGTTAGAAGCACCTGTAACATTCCAAACTTTCCTTTTTCCTGCTGTAAATTGATAACCTTGACAATAACGAATAGCGTAAGCCATCCAATTCTGAGCAACAGGTGATTCAATAATATTAAGTAAGTTATAATAGTTCATTGGTCGGGATGTCATTGGAGTTCCTGTTAATAACCAAACTCTTTTAATGTTCTTAACATAATGATTGATGATTTTCGTCCTTTGTGCTTGGGGGTTTGAGATCATATGGGCTTCATCCAAAATAACCAACTCAAATTCAGATTGATTTAACAATGACTTACTTTTATCTTTCATATCGTGAAAGTTTTTAAGGATGTCGTAGTTAACGATAACAAAATCGGAATCGGTTGAGAACTTTTTACCTTCGGCGATATAAACAGATCTGTCTGAATAATTCTCAATCTCACGTTGCCAGTTGATCTTTAATGATGCAGGACATATAATTAAAACTTTTTTGGCCCCTGTTTCTAAAGCGGCAATAATTGTTGAGGTTGTTTTCCCTAATCCCATATCATCAGCAAGAATAAATCTTCTTGATCCTGCTAATTTTTCTATTGCTTCTTTTTGGTGTTGGAGTGGGGGTCTGTGATTATATTTAGAATAATCTACATCAACTTTCTCAACGTTATGTGATTTTATAAGAGCCGATTTAGGAATCCAAAATTCACTTAATTGATCTTTATCAAAAAATTTACCCCAAATATGGTAAGATTTTTCTTTTTCAACCAGTAGTTTTTCAATATATATATTTTCGGGTGTTTCAAGGAGATATTTTTCTTCAGCAAACTTCTTAGCAAAATACGTATCTAATTCAACCCACTTACGAGCAATTTTTGGGGTGGTGTCAAAATAATTTATAATATAATCTGATTGTGTTCTTGTAGGATAAAACCTTTTATTGGTCTCTTTTTTACTTTTAAGGTATAAAATATAGTTGTTGGCACCTGAATAGGTGTCCAATAAATCCAACGCTTTTCGTTCAATTAAAGATTGATTAATATCCAAATTTTCCTTTTTAATAAAAATAACAATAAAAAAGATATTTATCAATAAATACCGAAATTATGGCAAATAAAGTTCCTATCACTAGATTAGGTAAATTTTTTGGATCAAACGATTTTGACTTAGATATATCTATGGGTGAAGAATGGTTGGTTGGTGATATGAATTTCACTTGTGTATTATATCGTATTGATAGATATAAGACAAAAACAGATGATGTATACGGTGAAACGGTATCAGATGGAATTAAATTTTTACCCCCAATAGAATTTAGTGCTTTTGTTCAAGTTATGGCACCTGAAAATAAATTGTTAGGATCAACAAGAGTTGATCAGATGGAACCTGGTAACATAAGAATATCAGTTTATCAAAAAACATTAGATGATTTAGGTATTGATATTAATTTTGGTGATTATATAGGATATTACGAAACTGAAACATTGGTTAGATATTACACAGTTAATAATGATGGTCGTGTTGTATCTGACAATAAACACACATACGCAGGATATAAACCTTTCTATCGTACGATAATGGCATCTCCTGTTGGTCCAAACGAATTTAGAGGATTATGAAACTATTATTAAATGAAGTACAAAATAAAGAATTAATACATTCTATTAAGGATGATCCAGATCTATTAATAAACAAATATGTTAAAGTTTATTATGACATAACAAGACATATGTTTTCTGTTACATTTGGCGGTATTGTGGTATTAAAGGCGGATTATGTTAGATTAAAAAATGTTAAATTTTTAATTGGGGAAAAAGGTAAAGAAAAAGTAAGATCCGAAAGACAAAAAAATGTTCACGCTTATGTTGCTGGAACATTAGTTGATTATTGTGAGTTTCCTTGTGATGATATGCCAAATCCTGACACTAATATTGTTATTAAATATAATCCATATTTTGATGAAACATTTCTTATTAAAAAAACAAAAGAACCAATTTATACCGCAAATGAAGTACAAATGATAAATTTAGAAGATAAAATCTTTTTAGTTAGATAATTATGGGATTCCCAAAACAAATAAAAAAAACAATACCATTAATTGATAAGAAAATTCTCTTACCAAGAAGACACGAAATTGCTAATATGATTTCTGATGATGGTACTTACTTACCAAAATCTTTGTTACACGCCGACTTAGATCGTGGATTTTTAGATTTTGTTAAGGATGAATTAAGATGTGTTGTTGAGGGTTCACTGATACCAACGGTGGATATAATGATTACAACTCAAAACTGGTCTCAGTTTGTTGAAACTTGGGATTTCCAAAATATAGATAAAAATGCGGAACCTCCATTTATAACAACGATTAGAACCCCCGAAGTAAAGTTTGGGACAAATCCAGCATTAAGGTGGAATATACCAAATAGAAGACAATATTATTACGCTAAAGTACCAACGTGGGATGGTCAAAGACACGGGATGGATATTTACAAAATACCTCAACCGGTTCCTGTTGATATCACATATACTGTAGCAATATTATGTAATAGAATGAGAGAACTTAATAAGTTTAATCAAATTGTTCTTGAGAAGTTTGCTTCAAGACAGGCGTATCAAGTTATAAAAGGACATTATATTCCTATTATAATGAACGATGTTACAGATGAATCCGTATTAGATCTTGAGAAAAGAAAATTCTATATTCAAAAATATACGTTTACATTAATGGGTTTCCTTATTGATGAAGATGAATTTGAAATTAGTCCTGCGATTACAAGGGTATTCCAAATTTTTGAAACGGATACAAAAACAATAAAGAAACGTCAACGTAAAGAAGAACCAAACCCACCTTCAGTTAAAAGATATGATTTTGCAACGGGAATTACGGCAAACGAAGTTACTGAAGTTTTTGATTATAATGTTAATTTGAGATTTGTTGATAGTGATAATGTATCAAACGGTATCTTTCCTTCAGGATATGAAGTTTATATCAATAATCTTTATTATGGAAACGACGTTAGAGAAATACAAATTAATAGTGGGGACACATTAAAAATTGTTATTTACAAACAATTCCCTAACGATACATCATTCTTAATTTTCAATCAAGAATTATTGTAATCAATCTTCTCCGTATATATCCCTTTTTTCTTTACATTTTTCCATTATCAGGTTTTCCAAAAACCGATACATTTTTATCCCACGCTTATCACAATACTTTTTTAGGGTTTCGTGAACCTCAATAGAAATCTTCAAATTTTTTATCTTCTTAGTATCTTTATCCATAGGTAGAAAAAAGGCAGAATAAAATCTTACCAAAATATAAATAGTTTGGAAGAAGTAAAGTTTTTACAAAAAAAACTAATATTTATATAGAAAATAAAACAATAAAACAAAAAAAAGACAATGGCTAATAGTAAAGTATTTGTATCACCAGGCGTCTATACTTCTGAAGTAGATTTAAGTTTTGTGGCACAAAGTGTTGGTGTTACAACTTTAGGTATCGCAGGGGAGACCTTAAAGGGTCCCGCTTTTGAACCGATCTTCATCAGAAATTACGATGAGTTCCAAACCTATTTTGGAGGAACTTCACCTGAAAAATTTGTGAATACACAAATCCCAAAATATGAGGCTGCGTATATCGCAAAATCTTATTTACAACAATCTAATCAATTATTCGTAACAAGAATCTTAGGACTTTCAGGTTATGATGCGGGACCGTCTTGGTCAATCGTTACTAAGGCAAACGTTGATTGTTCAACAATTGGTGTTAATTGTTTTAGTTCGGTTACAGTAAACTGTATCCCCCAATGTGTTGTACCTTTAGAGTTACCATTTGTGGTTGATTTTTCAGGATGTACTAATTCAACATCAAGTATTGAGTATTTAAGTAATTTCCCAAGTGAAATTTTAGATATCCTTGATGTAAGTTACGAAACCCCACAAGGAGGAACTTCAACATTAGATAGTAATATTAGAGATTTAATCTTTGGTGTTATGACAAGTTCTAATCCTTTAACCGCTGAAGATACTAACATTAGTTATTTTGGTAGTGTTGACGGAAATGACTATAGTGCGTTAACTGTTAACGGTACTTATACCGCAACAACAAACGTGTTTGGTGTACCAGCAATACCATTTGATCAAAATACATTATGTGATGGGGCTAATACATCTTGGTATTATGCTTTATTTGATAATAATGGTGGTGGAAGTTATTCAGGATTTTCTTTTTGGTCAATCGTTACAGGTATTACAAATATCACACCTATAACAACAACTACTACGGCACCGACCACAACATCAACAACAACTAATCCTTGTGTTACACCTGTTCCAACAACAACTACAACAACGACTATTCCTGTTCCTGTTGAATGTTATTCAGGATCCGTAATGGGGGTTATCTATTATTACACCGGTACATCATATACAAATTATGATGATATGGTTGTAGCAACATTTAGATCAAGAGGTATATCAACTTACGCAAACGGAAACAATCCTGTTTATGAAGTAACTAATTTGAATAACGTTTCATTAGATATGACAGGTCAGTATGCTGGAGTATTACAAAACCCATACTTACCTTTTGGAGTAAATGTAACAAACGATGACGGTGTTAACTTTAATTTTGAAGCATCATTCTCAACATCAGATGCCGAATACTTAACTAAAGTATTTGGAATGGATAATTTTGGTAAACCAAGAAATGTTGTTCCTTTATTTGTTGAAGAAAGATTCCAAGCGTTATTAAATTACGGATGGAAAAAAGGTTTCATTAGAGGTTTAAGTCCGGCACTGGTTGATTTAAATTCTGCACAAAGTAACGCATCAGATTCAATTGGATGGTATTTAGATAGATATCAAACTCCAAGTTCTCCTTGGGTTGTATCTGAACTTAGAGGTACTAAAGTATATAACTTATTTAAATTCTATACTATTGCCGATGGTGATGCCGCTAACTATGAAATAAAAATTTCTATTGGAAACATATCTTTTGCAAATGGAACTTTTGATGTATTTGTTCGTGATTATTATGACACAGATACAAATCCTGTGGTAATTGAGAAATTTACAAATTGTAGTATGAACCCAAGTCAGAATAATTTCATCGCTAAAAAAATAGGTACATTAGATGGGGAGTATCAACTTAACTCTACATACGTAATGGTTGAAATGAATGAAGACGCTCCGGTAGATGCTTTACCTTGTGGATTTGAAGGATTTAACTTCAGAACTTATGGAACTGCAACTTCACCATTCCCAGTGTATAAAACAAAATATGATTTCCCTGGTGAAGTAATATTTAACCCACCATTTGGAGCACCAATCCAAAGTCCTGGTGATAATATTAGAAGAACATACTTAGGTATTTCCAATAACAATAGTTGGGATGGTAATTACTTTGAATATATTGGTAAACAAAACCCAATATCAACTTGTGATCTTGAAGGTGGTGAATGGAATTACAGATCTAGAGGTTTCCATATGGATAAAGACGCATCGGGAATTACAATTTCAGACGCATTTACCACATCAGGTACCCCAAGATTCTACGTAGGTGATGCTAATTTCTCAAGTGAACCTAATAACCCTGCTAACCCTTACTACAGAATTTACTCAAGAAAATTCACATTATT